CCACGTCCTTGCCGACGCTGTCCCCGTAAGCAGGCTCGGCGTAGGTACCGAGCAGGCTTTTCACGCTCGCCGGGTACGTGTCGCCGATCACGCTGGCCGTGAGGATGCCGCCGCCGGCGAACCCCGGGATAGACGCCTTGCGGGCCATGTCACGGAACTTCGGCGCGTGCTGGGAGGGAATGATCAGCTCGCCGGACTTCACCATCGCAAGGTGGTTGTCCCCGGTCACGCTGGAGCTGGTACCCGGCACCGTCATACCGCGGGCCGCCGGCCCGATCAGGCCGCCTGCCGCCTTGGCCGGGACGGTCTCGCCCAGGATGTTGGTTGCGGTGCCGCTGGTGGAAATCGCCGCGACGACCGAGACGGTACCGCCGCCGGACACGCTGACCGGGACGTTGACGGCGTAGGTGCCGGCGATGTCCTTCAGCTGCGTCCACAGGGTCTCGGCCGCGGTCTTACTGACGCCAAGCTGCCCGGCGAACCGGACGAACGCGGACTCGCTGTTGTCAACCGACCCCTGGTTGGTCTCCATCGCCTGCGTCAGCGCGCCTACCTGCGAGCTGGTGAGCTGGCCCTGGGACTGCGCGGCCTTCAGCTTGACGGTCAGGGCATCGGTCGCCGTCGCCAGCGCCTTGGACGCGGCGCCTGCCCCGCTCTGGTCCGCGGTGTACTGCGCCAGCCCTGCGTTGACCGTGTTGATCTGCTTGGGAGTGGCACCCAGCTGACTCAGGAACGCGTCCAGGTCGGACTTCGCCGCGACGGTGCCGGTGCCTGCCTTGACCAGCGCCCCGTAGTACTGGTCGGCGAGCACCGTCGACACGGCGGTCAGCTTGCCGCTGCTGTTCTCCACCGACGCCGCAAGGGCGTTCTGGAGCTGGGCCAGGTTCGCGGCCTTGGACGCAGCAGCAGCCTCGCCGGAGGTCACCTCGGTATTCAGCGCGGACGCCAGGTTCTTGGCCGCCTGCGTCAGGTTCGCCGAGGTCTCGGTGAGGATCGTCTGCTCGGTGTTCAGGTCGCCTTCGGCGTTCTTGGTGTTCCCGACCCACTGGGCGAGGTTCTTGAACGAGTTCGTCCCTGTGTAGCCGGCGATCTGGGCGAGGGCGTACACCTCCGACGTCGCCTCGGCCGACCCGGCTGCCAGCGGCAGCAGCTGGGCAACCAGGTCCTTGCCTGACTTGGCAAGGGCTGTCTGCGCCGTCGCGGTGCTGCCCGAGGCAACCGCCATCGTCTGAAGCGAGCCGTACAGTGAAACCGCGCTGGTCACCTGCGAGTCGAACGCCTGGCGGGCCGCCAGTGCCGAGGTAGACGTGCCGATCAGGGCGGTACCGAGAAGTGCCTGCTGTTCGGTCAGCTTGCCCGATGTCGTGGTCAGCTTGACCCCGGCCGCCGACCCGGCTTTCAGCTCGTCGTTCAGCGTCGACTGACCCTCTTCAAACGAGGTGAAAGCCGCGTCGCCGCCGGTCACGATGCCGATCCAGGTGGTGTAGGCCGAGGCCAGTTTCTGCGCGTCGGTGACCTGAGCCGACTGGGTAACCTGAAGCGCGTTCAGTGCCTGGTTCAGCGCCCCCACGCCGGGCGTCATCACGGCCAGCTCGGTAACGTACCCGCCTGCCTGCGCCTTCAGGGTCGCCAGGTTGCTCGCGCCCGAGGCAGTCAGCTCGTTGCTGGTGATCTGCGCCCCGTTGGCGATGGCCAGCGCCCCGGGGATGGTCGTGTGGAACGTGGTCGCCAGGGCCTGGAGGTTGCTGTTGACATTCTGCTGCTGAGAGGTCAGCTGAGTCAGGGCGTCGTGGTACTGGTTAGTTGCCGTGGTGTCGTTCGCGACCGCGCGCTGCTCGTCCCTGATCTGCCCCAGCCGGGCAGTACCGACGGCGGCGGCGGCCTCCCCCGTACCCGTGACGTTCTTAGTTGCCTGCGCCAGCTCGTTCTGGGCGTTGACGTACTGAACCGTGGTCTCGGTCAGCGCGGCCTGAAGGGTGCTCTGGAGCTGGAGAACCGACGCGTTCTTAACCGTCGCCTGTATCGAGCTGTTGAAGCTGTCGGCGGCCGTTTTGGACGCCTTCAGGTACAGCACGACAGCGGCGACCGCGCCGGCTACCAGGCCGATACCCGCGATAACCGGGCCGGCCGACATCTCGTCCAGCGCCGTCGCGACGTCGGCTGAGCCGGTAGCGAGCTTGCCTTCCTCGCCGCCGAGGATCGTGAACTTGCCGGCCAGGTTGGCGATGCCGCCCGCCGCGTTCGCGGCAAGGGGAATGATCTTAGAGAACGCAGTTGCGATCGCGGTACCCGCCAGGCCGCCGTAAAGCAGGGCACCGTGCAGCGCGATACCGATCTTCAGCACCGGCTCGATGAACGAGATGGCGTCGGCTGCCCCCTTCAGCAGGTTGTTGCCGAAGTCGAGGAACACCTCGGCGTACCCGGGGACTACCTTTGCGAGGGTGCCGAGGATTGACCCGAGCTCCTCGAAGCTCGTCATCAGGTTGAGGGCGTCGGCGCTGCCCTTCTGGAAGAAAGTGCTTGCCGCGTTACTGTCGAACGCGACAGCCGCCTTGGCGGCGAACTCGTCGATGCCGGCCCCGAGCGTGTGCATCGCCGTCGCCAGTGACGAGCTGTGGTTCTGCAAGGCGTACAGCGCGGTGCCGAACGCTTCCAGCACCGTCGGCCTGACCGCGGCGGTCACCGAGTCGCCCGAGGTCGCCAGGGACTTGAACGCCTGCCCGGTGCCCTGGGCCGCGGTGTTCATGTTCATGAGCTGCTTGGCGACGGTCTCCACCGCCGGCGCTGCAGCAAGGCCGAACGCGGTAATCGCGATCGTCGCCGGCCCCCAGATAGCAGCGAATTCAATCGCAGCCTCAGTCGTCAGGTGCGCGGAGGACGCGACGTTCACCAGGTGGTTGGCAACGGTCGGAAGCTCGGCGTCCCCGCCCTTGAACGCTGCGTACATGTCACCGACGGCGCCGCTGAACAGTTCAATCGGCGGAATCGAGGCGTTGAGGATGTCGGTGATGTGGATCAGCGAGCCCGGACCCTGGAGGCCGAGCTGCCCGAACAGGCTGGTCTGCCTTACCAGCTCGGCGTCTTCGGCCCCCTGGGCGGCAATAACCTTTTCGTAGCCAGCCGTGATAGCCAGCAGCTTGGCCTCGAACGGGGCGAAGTCGGCGCCGCTGCCTGCCGAGGCAAGAGCCTTGTTCAGCGCGTCAGCCTGAAGCTCCAGCGCGGCTACCTTCGCCGTCGCCGCAGTACTGTTGACGTCCGCGCGCAGGTTGTGCAGTTTCGTCGACAGCACCGACGCCTGCTCGGCGAGGTCGGCGAGCGCGGTCTTCACCGGGGCCGTGTTGACCGCAAGCGGGATGGTATCGACGTGCAGGAAGGTGTCCAGCGACGCCTTCGCCGCGGCCAGCGCAGCGGGGTCGAGCTTCACCCCGACCGTCGCCGCCTGGGCGCCCTTGAAGTAAGCAGCGAGGGACGCCTTCGCCGCGGCGAGCGCAGCGGGGTCGAGCTTCGTCCCGACCGGAACCGAAACGACGTCCCGGTCAAGGTACGCCTGGAGGCCGGCGCTCGTAGCGGCCAGCGCAGCGGGGTCGATCTTCGTCCCGACCGAGAGGTTCGCGGTGATCGCGTTCAGGTCAGCGCGGATCTTCGCCGCCGACTCAGCGGACAGCCCCGCGTAGACCTGGATGTTCTGCTTGGCCAGCGCGCTCAGCTCGGTACTGACCGCGGCGACGCTGCCCTTGTCCAGGACCGGCCGGACGTTGACCGTCGGCTTGACTGCGGCCGTGGCCTTCTTGACGGCCGCTGCAAGCTGCGTCGCGAACCCGTCCGTCTGGGGGTAGATGACTATGTAGGCGTCCCCGATTAGCCGGCCGGCCACTGTCACCTCTCCAAGAGCGGAACTGGTCCGGCTCCTGGTGACAGGCCGCGGCTACTGCGCTAACTCTACGGTTTCCTGCGCACAGCGGCACAGGGCTGCCCGGCGTGCGTCACCTGGGTTTCGTTATATCGTTGGCCGGGCAGCCCTGTGACTAAAGTTCTACCCCGTCCAGCGCCACAGACATAAACATGTACGCCGTCGTGTGAATCTGCTTCGCCGGCCGCTGCAGGAACAGCGTCGGGCCGTAGAACACGTTCACCCCGGAGTACAGCTGACCGAGCTTGTTGAACCGGAAGCCCGACTTGCGGACGCTGCCCTTGGTAACGCCCGGCGGCCCGTACTGGTGAGCCAGGGACCACTTGCTCCGCTCCATGACCGGCGCGGCGGCCTTGGCAATGGCCGCCGCCTTCTCGCTCAGCTCGTCGATCACTACCCCGACCGGGCCGGCCGGAGAGTTGAGCAGCTCCTCTAGTGCCGCGTCGTCCAGCCGTACCTGGTTCTCAGCCACTGGCGTCCCTGTTCCCGAATGCCCTGCCCCGGTCCGTGCCCTCGCGCCGCCTCGCGGCAGCGTCCAGGTCGGACATGTCCGAGAACTCCACGTCCTGGTCCCACCACTGGCCGCTCCCGGCCCCGACCGGCGTGTCGTCCCACTCCCTGCCCTGGTCCTTCATGAACTGCTTGTGCATCATCAGGGCGATCTCCTCCGGGTTCTCCCGCAGCCCGATGCGCTCCTCGAACCGCTGGATGTCGTCTCCGAGGGGATCACGAGAGTCCTTCCACTGCGCCCCGGCCGCGACCAGTGCGTGGTAGTGGCGGGTTATCTCCTCGATAATCGCAGAGTAGGCAAGGTCGCACAGCTCCCGCGCGTCCAGTTCCTCGATCCCGCAGCCGGCCGTCCGCAGGAAGTCGCCGTTGACCTTGCTGTAACGTCCCAGCAGCCAGCTCAGGAGGCTGCGGGCACCACGGTAGGGCGGGCTGCCATCGCCTCGATCGCCGCGTTCTGGAACGCCAGCAGGTCGTCGCCGTTGCACTTGGCCTCGGTCGTGTGCACGCGGAACTCGTCCCAGTCGTCGGGGTGCACGATCGCCCTGAGCAGCCGGAAGCGGCCGGCCAGCTCCGGGATGTTGCCGGTGTCGACGGTGTCCAGCGCTGCCGCCCACTCCATCAGCGGCATGATGCCGACCGACTCGGCGATCTTGAAGTACCGGCCGGCTACCGGCGCCCGGAGCTCGCCGTCGGCGGTTTCTACCGCCCGCTTGCCCTCAGGCAGCCGCGTCTTGGCATCAGACGTCGCCGCCTGGACCCGGCGGGCCGCCGCGCGGGCAGGCTTGCGCCGCAGGGCAGCCGGCACCGTCTCGGGTGCGACGGCCTCGTCAGGGACGTCCGGCTCCGGCTCGGGGGCAACCTGACGAGTACGTCGTACAGCTGCGGGCATTTGTGTTTCTCCTGATCTGTTATACGGTCACAGTTATCAGGAGGCTAAAGAGCACACGAAACCCAGCGTTCCAACGCCCCTGGTAGCGGGCCGCTTTCCCTGCCAAGAGAGCGGCCCGCGCTACTGTCAGGTGCCGGCGACGCCCAGAGCCGGGTACCGGGCAACCTGCGACGCGGCATTCCATGTCGATTTCATTGTGACCGCGGCAGCGACGCCGCCCGAGGTGGAGAAGTCCGGCAGGATCGTGCCGAAGAAGTACTGACCCGGGGAAACAGTCGAGTTGCCGGGACCGCCGTTCACCGCCAGCAGCGTCGGGTACAGGTAGAAGTTGCGCGGCTGGCCGTCGACCGACGCCTGGTAGGTCTGGCTGGTCGCCGTGTCCATGAAGCCGGTGAAGTCGCCGGAGGCGTCAGGCAGGCCCGCTACCCAGACGAGGTTGGCGTCGCCGAGCGCGGTCACGTCGACCTTCGCCACCGTGAAGTTCACGGTCCAGTCGCTGATGAACGCCAGGGGGGCCGCCGTGCCCCCGGACGAGATCGCAAGATACACCATGCCGTTGCGGCCGTGGATACGCCCCACGTCAGACCCCTTTTCCGAACAAAGGAACGGGTCCGGCTCCAGCGTGGCTACACGTGGCCTCGGTTACTCATTCAAGTGTAGGGCGCGCACCGGCCCTCGGAACAGGGATGACGTGCTGGCAGTCACACCACGTGCCGTCAGGGCACTTAGCGTGCAGCTCGGCTATCCGCCTAGCCGGGATCTCCTCGCTGAGCCCGTCGAAGGCAGCTAGCTTGCGGATGTCGCCGGCGTAGCGGCACGAGGAGCAGATCACAGTCCCCCCACGTGCCATCCGCTCTGGTTCCCCAGCTCATGCCGGGTCCGGGCCTGCGCGCTCACCCAGGTGACCGTCCACCAGCGCTCGGGCTCCTCGGAGTTCTTCAGGGTGATCCGGTTCCCTGCCGCGACGCGCTTGTCCACCCAGCAGGTCCGGGTCGTCGTCCCGTCCTGGAGCGTTACGCAATACCGGAGGTCGTCGCTCACAGGATGCCTGCCTCTTCCATCAGCTCTGTCGCCTTGCGCGCGTTGTTGTCAAAGGTCCGGCTGGCGATGCGCTCATAGGCAAGGCGAGCGGCGTGCTCGCGCATGGCCGGGTCCTTAGCCCACAGGTGCATCAGCGCGGACGCTTCCTCAGCGGAACTGAAAGCCGGCAGCACCCCGTCGAACAGCTCGTCTGACTCGGGCCGCGGGTCGCGCAGGAAGAACAAACCGGAGGCAGCCATTTCCACCTCGCGCGGGCCCATCGCCCAGCCCCGTCCCGCCTGGCTGTCCTCTGATTCCCGGCGGTAAAAGTTGATACCCACCCTGGCGGTGCGGTACAGCCGGGCGGTCTCCTCGTTCGGGACGCAGCAGTCGAGCGCGTGGCCCACGTAGTCCACCAGCCGGTACCCCTTCTGCCGGTCAACGACCGCGGTCACCAGCTCCGGGTACTCCGCCATGGCCAGGTCCCAGCCCGAGCCGCCGAAGCTTGCGGTCAGGCCGCTGAAGTCGAACCGGCTGAAGAACTCCGCCCGCGACTTGAACAGGGTGCCGACGAACAGGAAGTCCGTCTCGAACCGGTCCGGTTTCCAGCTCGGGAAGTGGAGGTCCGGGTCGTAGGCGTGCGGCATGTAGGCGACGGGAACGTCCAGGTCCTTCCAGGCCTCCAGGTTCACCGGGTCGTTGAGCAGGTTCAGGTGGGCGAACTCGCCGCGGGCCATCTGCTCGTCGTCCTGGTAGGGCGACTCGGTGTGCAGGATGACGATCTTGTGCCTGCGGGTGCGGATCACCTGGAGCATCTCCGGGGTCATGTAGAACCCGGAGACGAAGAAGACGATCTCAGGCCAGAACTTGTACAGTGGCTCGTACAGCCCTGCCATGCTCAGCTGCTTGATGCCGTCAGCGTCGAGTGCCGCGTGCGTCGGAAGCTGGCCGCAGGCATCGCAGGAAGGCTTGCCGGGCTCCGGCATCCGCGAGTGCCCGTAGTGCGCAAGCCGGTCGTTGGTGTTGTACCCCATCACCGTGTGGCCGAGCTTTTTCAGCGCCTTCTCCCACCCCCGGTACACGTCGGCGACAGAAAAATCAGGTCCCGGATGGACGATCAGGATGCGGGCCACCCCAGGACCACCTCCTAGTCGGCCGAAGCACTCTCAGCCCGTCGGTTAAAGGCTTCAGGTATCACGTGATAGCTAGCTGACGGACAGGGTGAAGTGGATGCGGGTGCCGAAGTACTGCAGGCCGCTCCACTCGATCGGGCCGGGCGGGTCAGCGGTGCTGGGGACGCACCAGTCGACCGTCCCGCCTAGCGACGGGTCCGCGGCAACCGCCGCGGCAACGGACACCGCCGTGCCGTCCTGCTCCATCCCCAGCCACAGGTCAAGGTTCGCCTCGACCCGCTCGATCGTGGACGCCTTGGCCAGCACGATCACGTAGTCAAGCGCGAACTCGTTCGGCGAGACCGTCTGGCCGAGGGCCGGGTCCCCGAGGAAGCCGGTAGCGCCCTCCAGCGTGACCCCGTAACTGACGTAAGGGCGCCCCGGCAAGACGATCCCGACGGGCGGGTTGATCTGGTCCTCGATATCCGGCAGCGACCGCAGCGGCGGGTAGCAGGCCGCGCCGATCTGGGCGGCCATCGCGTTGCGGACGGTACTGATATTGAGCACGCCGTCAGCCTAACTGTCCAGCCGTTCCCGGCTGCTCTCACTGTCAGGAACACGAACCCGGTCAGGATTGGCCCTCTGCCACTGCTCGAACAGGTCTTTCGTGTTCGAGATGATCTCCAGGTGCCGCGCAGGGCTTCCGGCACTAAGGCATGCCGTGTGGTAGAGGGCAAGCAGCTTCACCGTGGTCATGTCCCGTGCCCGGAAGACAATCACCGGCTCGTCCTCGGGAATATCCCCGTGCTCAGTGACAACCCTGCCGTACTTCCTGTCGTAACCCATGCCAGGAGCCTACAGCGGCCGGTGCCGGACCCACAGCAGGTCCCAGGCCTCTTCCACCACGGCGTCCTCGGCCAGGGTCTCCGCCAGCGGCAGCACCTCGCCCCAGGACACTACGTTGCCGTTCCCGGCGGACACCGCGGCGTGCCTGCCCTCCTGGCTGTCGTAGCCGACAAGCAGCACCCGGGCCGCGTTGTACGGTACCCGGCTGTACTCCGCCAGCAGCGGCGCCCCGTCATTCCACGGCGGGTTCTTCGTCAGCAGGTCCAGTGCGTCCTTGACCTCACCGGTAGCACTCAGCTTGTGCACCAGCTCGGCGTACTCCCGGGCTGTCAGCCGCACCCCCAGGTCGAGCAGCAGGTAGTTGGCGACCGACGCGGGCAGGCAGTCATCCCCGTCAGGATTGCCGAACCCGTGCATGAAGCCGAGGGGGTGCAGCCCCGCTGGCCGGGGCGCGGTCCGGGGAGCCTTCTTGACCGGGGTGACCGCCTCGGCCGCGGCCAGGCCGGCTGCTTTCGCGGTCGCCTTGATCCGGGTCTGGGCGGCCTTGGCCACCACCTGGTTAGCCGCCTTCTGCGCCGGGGTCGAGGTGTACGCCTTGTACGCCGCGGGCTTGTACACGTAGGCGGTCGCCGCCTTGGCGGTGCTGACCGCCTGGGAGAACCGGACCTGCTCGATCCCGAGGGCCTGCGCGGTCGTCAGGGTGCGCATTACCGCGTCGTGGGCGAACACCTTCTCGCCCTTGGCTACGTACTGCTTGCGGCCCAGGATCTGCAGGTGCCGCTCGAAGTCGGCGTACACCCGGGACACCAGGGCCGCGTTCTGGTGCGCGAGGTGCGCCTGGCGCAGCGACTGGCTGACCGCGAACAAGGCGATCGCCGCCGTCGAGGCGGACTGGTGCGAGGCCGCCGCCACCTTCTGCATAGACGTAGCCGCCCCGAGCCGGTACTTGCGCAGCGACTGGGCCGCGCTGGCGATGGCCTGGCGCCGGTAGGCAATCTGCGCGGCCTGGTACCGGGCGGTCGCCGCCGCCACGCGCTTGGCCGCTGCAGCCGCGTTACTCGCCTTGTACTGCGCGGTCAGCGCAGCCTCGCCCGACTTGTAGGCCGCGGTGTAGGCCGAGTCGTACGCCCTCCATTGTGCGGCGCTGAGCTGGAGGCCGCGCGGCTTCGCCGTGGCGGCGGTCGCCTTAGTCGCCTTGGCGGTCACCTTTGCCTTCTTCGCCATCTACGCGCCTCATGTACACTAGTGACTAGGTATGTGAGTCAGGGCCAGAGTTTCTACGAAACCCACCACCATGACGCCCGGCTTACACGCCAACCTTGCGCCGCGTGTTCACGTAATCGTGCAGAAATTCCACGGCCCAGGGGTTGCTTTGTACCCGCATAAGGCCCGTTTCGGCGGTGCCCGCAATCCCCCATGGAGCGTCTTTACTTTTGAAGACGTCGGTGCACAGCAGCAGCGATGCCTGCTGGACGGCGGGCGGGACGGCATTCCAGCCCCAGGTAGCGGTGACCTGTACCCGGTTCAGGTGCGTGTAGGGCCAGACGAACGGGAGCCAGCCGCCGCCTGCCGGGTTCTGCCCCTGCCCGCTCATGAGCGCCTGGAGCTGGGTGTACGGCCGCGGAACGCCGGCGGCGTTGACATTGTAGTTATCGCGGTAGCCGCCGGCGGTGCCCAGCTTGAGCGCGTAGTTCAGGCCGGTGCCGACCGGCGGGGCCGGGTTGCCCCAGTTCACCTCGTAGATGCCGTCGCCGTCGTAGTCCAGGCTGACCGACACGGCCGCCGCGACCGCCGCGGTGCTCACGATGTCGTCGACCGGCAGTTCCCAGATGTTGTCCGGCACGTACGTCCGCGCCTCAGTCATCTGGTAGAAGTGGCGCCCGCAGTAATTGTTGATCCAGTTGGTGACCGCCTGGATGGCGATCTGGATCTCGTAGTCGTTGTTGCTGTCGGTGATGTTCAGCCGAGACTTGAGCTCCTCGCGGCCGGTGTACCAGAGGTTCATGCCCGTGCCCACGGCCGACAGCGGGACGATCCGGAACGTGGTCGGGGTGACCTGCTGAACGCTGTTCCCGGTGCCGATCCAGGTGGCCGTGTACAGCCCGGACAGGATCAGGCCGGTGATGGTCAGCGCGAAGTTGCCCAGCGACACCATGGTGACGGTGTTGTTCGGCCCGGACCCGCCGTACACGTAGGTAACAACCGTGCCGGTCGGGTCGGTCACGACGCAGCTGACCGAGGCCGGGTTAGCGAGGGACCCGGCAGCGTTGAGAAAGGTCACCGGGACGACAACGGCCGCTTCAGCCGGGCTGTCGTAGTAAACTATTGCTGACATCTGTCATCCCCTGTGACGCCGGGCCAGTGTACTAACGAAACCCAGGGTTGTCACGCCCGGCGTCACAGCGTGATCCAGATGATCGAGCCGTAAACTGTCGTTTGCTGGAGGCTGCCCACCGTGCTCACGACGTCAAGGCGGTAGAAGTTGTAGGTTTCCGCGTCCAGGTCGGCGTTAGGCAGCTGCGCCGTCGCCAGGCCGGCTGAGGCGCTGGTGATGGTGATCGCCGGGCTGCCGCCAGTCGAGCTGAACGTCAGCGCGCTGGAGTCCGGCACCCCGGCCTGACTCTTCAGCAGCAGGTTCAGGCTGTAACCGGTGAGATTAAACGGGCTCCCGTTGTTCGTGACCGCGATGTTGATCGTCATGTCATTGAACTCCGAGAGGGTCAGGCTGGCCTGCTGCATGGTCCCTCCGGTGACAACAGCGCTCAAATTCGCTAGTGAAAGCGTAGCGCCGTAGTTGGGGGCGGCCAAGGAACCGCCCAGGTTAGGCGTGGTGAGGACGCCGTTCAGGGTCGCCGGGACGAGCACCCCGCCGAACGACGGAACCGTCAGCGTCCCGCCGAGCGCGTTCTCGGTCAGCACGGCCGCCGGCCCCGGCTCGGCGAAGGTAACGCCCCAGTGCTTCAGCGGAGTCGGGAACCCGGCCGATAGTGCGGTCGCAGTGCCCTGGGCTACGGCAGGGACAACCGTGACGGTCTTGTTCGACGGCGGCTGAGCCGTTGCGGTCGCGGTCGCTACGGCAGGGGTGACGTGCGGGCCTGCCGCGGGAGCCCGCGCGGTCGCGGTCGATGTAGCCGCGCCGGGCGCAGCCTGAATCGTCTTAGCCGGGGTCTGCGCGGTGCCCGTTGCCGGTGCTGCCGCAGGAGCAGTCTGGAGGCTGGGCGCCGGGGTTTTCGCGGTCGCGGTCGCCGATGCGACGCCCGGGGTGACCGTGGTCGAGATAATCAGTGCAGGCGACTGAGCAGTGGCAGTTGCTGACGCCGCCGCCGGGGTGGCAATCGTCCCGCTGGAAGCCGTCGGCGTTACCGCTGTAGCAGTAGCCGTCGCTGCCGCGGGGGTAACGGTGACACCGGCAACGGGAGACTGTGCAGCTGCCGTTGCCGAAGCAGCACCGGGACTGGCTGTGCCCGAGGCAGTAATCGCCGGCGTCGCCGCCGTGGCGGTCGCCGATGCTGCAGCCGGGGCAGCCGTGACGGAGGCGGCGGGAGACTGCGCAGCTGCCGTAGCCGAAGCTGCCCCAGGGGTAACAGCGGCCTGAGCCGCAGGCTGCAACGCGGTACCTGTCGCAGTCGCGAGCCCGGCAGCAGCGATAACGGCGTTAAGCGGGTGCCAGCCGAGCATGAAGCCCGACCAGAAGGAGGAGGAAGTGCACGTGCCCGTCTGGTCACCAGTCGCGCCGGCCGCCCACCCGCCGCTGCTCGCCAGCATGGCAGCCGGGTTAGTACTCTGCGCCCCGTTGGTGACCTGCGCGGTGAACCCGGCCGGGGGCGTTATCGCGAAACTGCTTGACGAGAACCCGTCCTCGTTGCCCGCGAACCAGAAGACGTAGTCATTACTCAGCGTCAGGGTGATGGACAAGTTGCTGAAGCTGGTGGCCGCGTTGGCAATATTCACGGACAGCTGGTCCAGCGATCCGCCGATTGTCGTCGCGATGACCGCTGTGACGGAGGCGCCGCTGAGCCCGGTGACAGTGAACGACGAGCCCTCCGTACCGTCCGCCTGCCGGTACAGCAGGCAGCCGTAGTTGTCGGAGTCGTTAACGACGGTGAAACCCGTGCATGCGGCGGTTCCGGCGTCAGTGCCGAACAGGTAAATCAGTACCCAGTCGCCCGGCTGGGTTCCTCCCTGCTTGCTGACGGCGTACGAGGTAACCCCGCCGCTGCTCTGACTGACGACCGGGGCTACGCGGAACGGGTAGAACGGATAGGGCACGGGCGACGGGGCCGGGGCAAACCGGGCCAGGGCCGCGGGAGAACTACGGCCGGGAGGCATCAGGCGCGGTAGCGAAACGTGCGTGGCGGGAGCTGCCACGTTCTCGTAGAGCATGACGCCGTAGCCGGTAGTGCCGTCAGCGGTGTCGCCGATGTTCGGAGTCTGGGTGGCGTTAGCGCAGCTCAGGTTGTACGCCATCGGGTTGCCGTTGGCGTCGGCCTGGTACGTGTAACCGGAGGTACTGCCGTTGGAGAAAGTGCCGTTGTCGAAGACGTAGGACCAGTAGAGGTCGTTTGCCCGGGTCGGCGTGACGGCCGGGAAGTGGCCGCTGGCATTCACGTCAACAGTGCCGACAGCATCTACCGTGACGGCAGTGAATCCCGCCGTGTTACTGAATTCCTGCCACGCAATGCGCAGTGACGGCGACCCGGTGTTGAAGGTGATGGTCTGCGCCGCACCCGAGGC